ACCATTTTCTGGCAATATTCCAGATATTCCTCCGAACAATAGTATTCACCCTTCGCCATATCCTCTTTTTTATCATACGTGTAATACTTCGGATCATTGTAACCCTCAGTATTAAGCATATCTTCTGCTATGGTGTCTAGAGTCTTTAGAAACTCTTTATTTCGTATCGTTATTTCCATCGATCTTTCTAAACGAAACTTCGCCCTCTTCAGTAATATTCCATTCGATAGTATCACCCACATTTAGATTTAGGGCTTCCATCAATTCGTCTGTGAACTCCAGACACAGGTCACCCTCGACTTCAATAACATTACAAGTATAGATCATGGTAACTTCCTCTCAAACTCACGTTCTGATTGAATATCATGAATCGCTTCAACAACAGACGGAAAATGACTCTGAATAATACTCCAACATTTCTTTGCGACCTCAGCATGTTCCAACTGAGTACCATTCGCCATTCGCAAATCACAATAATGAATCCAACTACGAAGAGTTCCCGACATATACAAAGTGGTTTCCGTGTTACCTTCGGGAAGGACAGCCCGTGCCTGTTCCTTTGCGATACCGTTATCCAATGCCCATTGATAAACTTCTTTGGACTTGCGGATAACCTCTGCCTGCTTCATGCACCAACCCTCACGCAAGTCTTTGGTCTCTGCATTTACTTCGACAGCAATACTATTTTGTCGATTCTTTGGGTCTTGAAGTCTGGCCTCACGATATGTAAAATCTTCAGACTCAGCATATCGTTGTGAGAATTCCTGAAAACTAAACGACCTATGTCTGAGGATTTGTCTGGAAATATCACGTGTCGTTTTGATCTCCATCGTCATACTTACCATCTCAAAGGGAGACCAATGGTTATTCTTAATCAGATACTTCAACAAACGTGGCGCAGTCTCAGCATTATTCTGATTTGTGGGATTACTCACTCTTGCTGCATAGGCAACAAGTTGTTCTGCTGAATTAACACCTACAATCGCACTAGGTGTAGTAAGACCAATCAAATTCACTTCACTCATCATCATCCTCCTTCAACAATTCAACTTTATCTTCTTTCAAACAACCCTTCTCCATTAACCACTCTACAGCATGTCGCATACCTTCTTTTTTTCCGGTATACCTTCCCACACAATAGGAAATAAACATACACAGAGTGGCTAAAATGGAATGTTCTACCGCTGTCATATTACACCTTGAATAGTGAGAAGTCTTTAAACTTCTCGTTACTTATACGTTTACCAGCTTGGGTTCTATCAAACGCAGGAGTGTCATCATCCCACGGGATATCATCAGATTCTTTCTCTGAGGATTGATCACAATCATACAGGCGCATCTTCGATCTGTCAACCCCTAAAACAAACTTTTGATATATGGTAGGATCGTTGTAACGATTCTTCAACTGTTTGACTAGAATCTTGCCCTGTGCATTCAGTTCATTATTTGCGATGAGTGCGAACATGAAGTCAGCGGTTGCGGGTAGTCCAAAAGATTCGGACGTGTCTTCAAGCCCCACATCGTCATTAGAGTAACCAGAACGAGTCGTCTGTGTTGCAGACACAATCGGCACGTCAAACTCCACCGCAAGTCCACGTATCTCTTCAGCAATAGACTTGATATACGAATACGAGTTAATAGCACCACCCATCCCCTTCATCCTTGCGGATGCACAAATGTTTAGATAGTCAATGAAGATGATGTCCGGCATGAACTTCTTCTTCAGTTTCAGTTCGTTCAACAACGCACGGAAGTGTGACGTGTTGGCCTGTCCGGTTGGGTATTCCTTGATAATAAGTTTACCCTGAGTCTTACGAGCCAGTTCAGACACACGATCATGGAACATGTCACGAGACATATTCTCTAGTTGATCAATCGCAACGTTCAACAGGTTGGCGTCAATACGTTCTGCGATACGTTCCTCTGCCATCTCCATAGTGATATAGAGAACGTTCTTACCTAGGCTGAGTGAACTACCAGCGCAATGGCACATAAAGAGAGACTTACCCACGCCAGTACCAGCGAGAGCGATGTTAAGAGTCTTATTTGGAAGGCCACCTTTTGTAATTCGATTAAAGTAATCAAGATCGAATGGTAGTCGTTCCTCTTTTTCGTGGTAGAAGTCGAATCGGGCATCAACGTTCTCCAAATAATCGTGACCAATGTTAGTATCAAAAGAGACACCCAACGCCTTACTAAGAATATCTGGAATACCGTTCTTAGTCAACGTCTGGTGTTTACCATCAAGAATAGAAATAGATTCCATGACCGCATTGAATACAGCACGGTCTTGACACCACTTCTCAGTTCGATCAACCAACCAACTTAGGTCTACATCTTCTTTTGAAAACACGTTAGGAAGAATTTCCATGGCGTGTCGGTACTGTTCATCCGACAGACGGTCACCCTCATCGATCTCAATCTTGAAGGATTCCATTGTCGGCAGTTTATTATACTTGGCAATAAACTTGGTGAACTCTTTAAAGAGGTTCTGATACACCCCCTGAAAATAGTCCGGATTGATAAACGCTGCAACCTTGCGAGCGTACTCATCATTAGTTACAAGATTTCTTAAAATTGTTTGTTCTAGATTAATATCCATTAATTCCTCGGTTGAGCAATAAGCCACCCTTCTGCATAGGCACGTTCCAGAACATCCTCAAGGATGTCTGCTGCATACTCCTGTAGTTGAACATCATCAGATGTCAAAAAAGGATCAGGGGTATATACTACCTTATAATTGAACGTAAGGCAATCCTTAATTTCATTAAAGGCAACATTTCCATAACGAATAACCGTTTCAGTAAAATCTCCACGTAGGATACGAATATCCCACGCCTGATCGTTTGGAGAATCGTCAACGGGGATCAACTCATAGTCAACCCCCTCTGACACTTTATCTACATTAATCTTCTTCGCCATCTACAATGTCTTCCATAGCTACTTGTGAAGGTAGACCGATCTTGTACTGTTTCTCAAGGAACTCAGCAAAGTCAGTGAATTCAAAGATAGGTGTCCAGAACTCTTCTTCTAGCGTCTGAGCTTGTCGAACTTTTGGATCAAGTAATTCGCCAGTGCTAGTATCAACACGACAGTACCAGCCATTAGAAGGCTTAGCCACATAGTTACCAGCCAGAGCAACGTCAAGAAGACCAGACCAACGCTGGACGCCACCCTCCCAAGATACTGAGATAGGGATTTTAGATTTTTCTTTAACATAACGAGACTTCTCCACATTGATCACAAAGTGGTAACCCTTGACCTCTGTCCCCTGCTTGTCCTGTTGACGGCCAAGAATCCAGATGTTGTCTGCTGAGTAGTAGATACCCGTACCACCACCAACGATGTCCTTCGGAAACAGACCGATCTCTTTGTAGGTGTGGTTTACGGCCAACATAGGAATGTTCTTCATCGCAAGGTACGGAGTACACATACGGAAGAGACCCTTGAGTGCCTTTGCACGAGACATGTCTGCAACAGACTTCTCGTTGATTGCGTCCTCAAGTTCCTTCTTCGAAGCAAGGTTACCAATCGAATCGATGACAACAATAACATTATCGGCACGATCCATTGCTTCAAGTTGACTGATCAAGTCAAACTTCAGTTCTTCTACATTCGTGATAGGAGTGTGAAGAACACGACTAGTATCAATTCCAAACTGTTCGAAATAAGATTGGGGTGAACCGAACTCAGAATCGTAGAACAATAGTACTGCATCTTCTTTTGCCCTCAGATACGCACCCGCCATCAACAAGGCGAATGAAGTCTTAAAGTGTTTGGAAGGGCCTGCCAGAACCGTAAGTCCCGGCGTAACCCCACCATGAATCGAACCAGATAGTGCCACGTTAACCATAGGCACATCGGTAGGAACCATGTCCTTCTCAGTGAAGAACTTACTCTCCGACAGAATCTCCGTTGTCTTGATCTTTGAGTTCTTCTTCAGTTTCGCCATTACGCTCATTTTTCACGTCTCCATAAGTAATATTGTTTGCTTTTTCACGTTCATCAAGTTCATAGTATGCACGATAACGGCTGTTGATGTCAAGCACTTTTTCCAACAGACTGAAACTAGCCACTACCTCACCCTTCTCATTTTTTGCCTCTGAGAACTTGAGTAGTGCTGTGGTGTCCTTGGGTAGACAGGCGCCACCAAATCCACGTTTACGGTCATAGCCAGGCACACGGGTGTGGCCAATACCCACACGAGGGTCTGCACCAACCGCACGAGTGATAACGTTAAAGCTACAACCAAATGCATTGACAAGATCATACAACTGATTGAAGAACGTCACCTTCGTTGCAAGGAAAGAGTTAATCGTGTACTTAACAAATGACGCTTCAACAGCTGACATACGGAAGTAGTCATTAGATTGACACAAACTGAAGATGTCATAGATTTCTGTGAGATGCATGGTTGCACGTTCAGTACCACCAAGAACATGGAACGCAGCATTCACGAACTGTTCTTCTGCATTCTTCTCAGTAAGAAACTCAGGGTTATACACGAGGCGGTCAACCCCATCTTCAAACATGGAGTTATACAGACGATCAATCACATCAGGAGTAACTGTTGATTTGACAACAACAAGAGCCTCGGTATGTTCGATCAACTTCAATACTGCATCTTCAACAATAGATGCATCCACGAAACCTGTCTCTGGATTCATGGGCGTAGGCGCACACACGAACACACAGTGAGGTTCGAAATCCACCATTGCATCGATAGTAGCTTTATCACCATACTTCGGATCAGCGATTTGCAAGTCTACCAGAGGGTGACTAAATGCATACTCAACTGCACGTCCTACAAACCCATGTCCAACGATACCCAACTTAAAAGGGTTTTCGGGACTAATCGGTTTTTGTTTGTCCGCTAGGGACACACCACCCTCTTTAGGGGTGAAATCGTCAAAGTTATCAGCCATTATAAATTCTCCTGAGCATAATAATGTTTCTTGTACCATTTATAAAATTTAGCAACACCTTCATCAATACTGGTCTCAGGTTTATATCCCAAGGCCTGTAATTTTTCAGTGTTACTCCAAGTTTCTTTAGTGTCGGCTGGATGCTTTGGTGCAAGATTAATCTGTGCTTTCTTACCGACATTATTCTCAATAGCTTTAACAAAATCCATTAACTGAACTTGTTCTCCCCTACCGATATTAAATATTTCACCATCATCAATTTTACCATCTTCCATATTCTCAAGTACCACAACAATACCGTTAAGGATATCATCGATGTAGGTGAAATCTCGTTTCATGTCCCCATAATTATACACGTCAATGGGTTCTTCTGCAAGGATTCTTTTAGTGAATTGGAATAGCGCCATATCAGGTCTACCCCAAGGCCCATACACGGTAAAGAAACGTAGACCAACTGCATGAAGTTTTGAAATCTTAAATTGACATTCGTTGATGTACTTAGTGTAAGCATACGCATTCAGTTGGTGACCCTGAACTTTATCTTCAGTCCAACCATTTTCACTGATAGGCGTTCCACCATATACAGAACTTGTAGAGGCGTAAATGACTTTAGTTTCGGGACTAAGTTTCTCCAAAAGTTCAATCAATTTTTGAGTACCATCGATATTGTTTGAATGATATTCAGGTTCCTTTCCAAAAGAGTCTCTAACTCCAGCATGGGCGGCTAAGTGAATCAGATAGTCGATCTTGAGACCCCTATCCATAATAATATCAAGAAAGTTTGCCCGC